GCAAAGCTACGAGGCTTTTGAAGAAGAAACTGCTAAGGCCCTCGTGGGTGATGATAATACCTGGACAGTGTCTGATGAAGCACATGAGTTTTATAATGCTTCCACTGTTATTGAGGTTTGGAAAACAATTGGAATAACAACGACAACAGATTCCATGTTACCACGTCATCCGAGAGATTTAGATTTTCTCTCAGCACGGACCGTATTTATGTCCGGAAAAGCTGTTCCTTTGTACAGCCGGAGCAAATTGATGAGTTCACTACTCTTTGCTCCGAGTAAAAATATAACTCCAGCCACAACGTTAGAGCGGGTTGCTGGTATGTTGTCAATAGGTTGGACAGATATTCCTTTCAGAAAATTTTGTCGTGAAGTCATTGAGTGGCTTTTAGAGAAATACGACAAAGTGATGAAGGATGATCCAAGATGGAAACTAGCAAAGTGTCAAATACAGCTAGATGATACCTATTATAAACTGTTTATGGGAGAGGGTCCTTTAATCCACTGTCAAAGTGTGAAATCCAAGTATTCCGAACTAGAAGAAAGATTAAGCAAGCGGAATAAAAGCGTTATGAATGGCGCTAAGGGCAATAAGCCAAGGAACCCGAACTCCTCGAAACGGAAACAAAGAAAGCCTAGAACGCGCAAGGTCGTTTTGGCGGTCCAAACAAGGACTCAAGTTAACCAAGGAAAAAGAAAGAGAAATAGGAACAGGCGTAAGCTTGCAGGCCCCGGTAGTATGCGTAGGCAACCTAGGGGAGGGCTTTCAAGGAGAAGTTGCACCGTTGAAGAGCATGAATTTGTTCTCGACATTGTGGGCGGAGGCACCAATTTTGGTGTCACTGCCGGTGCATTGCCCCTTAACCCTGGACAAGCGAGTTTGTTCCCATGGTTGTCCAATCAGGCAAAACAGTGGGAGCGGTATAAGTTCAAATGGATTAAGTTTGACTATTTCAGAGAGGTCAGTGAATTTGCCACTGCTGGAACCATCGGAAAAGTGATGTTGAGTGTAGATCTTGACGCTGCTGATGGGCCTCCAGTAACAAAGATGCAGGTTTTAGATACTGATGCTAGGTTG